CTAGAGACCGCCACCGACTTTGTCGACTGGGCATCTTCTAAGAAGTTGCTCAGTGGCTTTGCTGCTGGGTGTTCACTCGACTCAGAAGTTATGCCGTATTTTACGTTAAGTTCTGAGCTGTTATTAAGTCCTCGTCTAGTTACCCACGTTGGAGACCAACCTGTGTATTTCGAGACGGTGCGAGGTTCCCCAATGGGTGATCCTGGCACGAAAGGACTTTTAACTTTATTATCCCTCGCTGCTGAAGAACACGCGATTCGCGAGTTCCGACGCGTGAGAGGACCTTCTGCTTCGACTGGTTGGCGGTGCTTTGCACTATCCGGTGACGACTTGGTCGCCGTCGGACCTAGGGAGTATCTCCTCGCTATACGCAGTGGACAGCAGGGATTCGGGCTTGTGATCAGTGAAGAGAAAGACTTTGTCTCTCCACTAGGGACTACTTATTGTGAAGAGCCTCTATCAATACTCCTTAATCCTTTCAAAGGAAAGAAGATGAGCGAGGTCCCTTACGTAGAGCACTCCCATGTGGATAGTCTTAAAATAAGACTACTCTCACCTGAATCAAAGCTAACAGAAACTAGAGATGAGTCTAACCCGATCTTCGGAAAAGCTTTCTCCCTACAAAAGAAGCTGGAGTGGTTACCAGAATCTTTTAAGGAGCTAGAGCCGTTAGTTCTCTCTAGATTTCTTTTCAGATTTAAGAAGTTTAGGTCTGGTGATGTAAGGGAGACTCTCCCTTCTCATCTTGGGGGAATTGGCCTATGGCCTTTCCGTCCCAGCCAGGAAGAGATTGATAACTTACTAAGTAAGACCAGTCTACTTCACCGTCAGGCCATCTATGATGTCTTGAGGTCCAAAGCTCCTTATAATCTAAGGCGATTGCTGACCAGAGTTCAAGCTAACAGATATTCTCGTGGATTCCACGAAGACGAAAGTCTTAGGGTTGCCCTAGAAGTTGTTATCCAAACTTTTGGAAAGCAATCAGGCGATACAGTCTTCACCTACGACTACTTCGAATCTTATAAAGATATCGTAGAGTCGGGTTTGGTCGAACGTCCAAATTGGATGCGACCTTCCCAATGGTACGACCATTGTAGGAAGATGATTGGATATTATCCACTATCATCTTATATTGAAGAATGTGAATTCTAT